CATATGCCTGTTGCAGACGGGCCTTCTGTCCCGCTAAATAATCATCAATAACATAGTCTGGTAACTTGGTCTTCGTCTTTAGTGCTTCGCGTGACTCTTGAGAGAGAGTACCGTTGACAGCAAATTCAGTTGAATACTTATTCCATTCATCTTTAGTGAGACTATCTGTCTGCGCCTGTATAGCGGGTTGCTCCGGTGGTCTATCCGGGATACGTAGTTCCTCAGGAATTAAAGGAACTGGGGATTCCTTTGGTTGCTCTTGAGCTACGGGAGTAGATACTGGAACCTGCTTTTTTAGGTCTGAAATTTCCTGTCGAGCCTTTGTATATTCTTTTTGTGCTGATTTAAGAGCATTAAACCAATCACCAACGGATTTAAAATTATCCGGTACGGCAATTTGGTTTTGAATAACATGAGTTTCAAATGCTTGACTCTCACGGTCGACAGTGATTGAAGCCGTTGATTGTTCCACCACGGGTGGAGTCATTGGTTCTAAATTTTCCATATAGTGTTTATCCAATTAAATTATAATTTAGTGTTGTAGTATTAATGTTCTGCGTTTCAGACGCTACATTTTGTAACGTAAAAACAGAACTAGGAGGAGCTGCTGTTAACCCATAGTTAATATATAGTGCAAACCGTACTCTAAAGTCGGTTGCGGAAGCGGGAAATATAATTGGATCACCAGAATTAACTGGAATAAATCCAGCCGCTACAGCTGCCCCAACAGATGTTGGTGCGGTTATTGGACCTAGAAAACTCTTATACATTAAATATATACTTGGCGGTAATATAACAATTGGTGTATATACGGTAGTAATAGCTGGGTTTGATACCCGTAAAAGCCAAGTACCGTATGTAGTTGGTAAATCAACACTATTTTCTATAGGCGTTGGAAACTGTGTAGTTACAGTAGCTAATAGATTGGACTTAGATACCAAGTTTACGGGTATCTTAGAAATCATATAAGGATCTCTACACCCACATCTCATCATAGCTCCACGAACCGCTTCGTAAGCGTAGTATAAATCAGGATAACGACCCAATAAGGTAGATTTATTAACATATGCAACAACCTCATCAGTATCTACGACATAGGTAATACGATTAACTGATGTTATTGCTGGATTAGATCCACCAATAATTCTCATTGAATTCATTGTAATTGTTGCTCCATAAAAGCTGGAACAGCAGCTGAAGCCAGATCTTGTGCTGATGCAGCAATACCGGTTCCAACAGCGTTTGCTGTATTTGCTTGAACTTGATTAGCCTGCGCCGCATTTTGCTCTTGCTCAATCTCATCCTGAGATTTAATCCAATTTCTTGAATCAAAACCAAGAGCAGTAATAAGAGCACCGGCATATGCATTCCATCTAAACGTAGCTAAAGCATCTTGTGGAAGGTTTCGTACCATCTCACCCATCTGCATTAGTTTTTGTAGATCTGAATCTCTACTTAGAGCCTGTAGTCCAGTAATAATATTAACAGTTAGTGTGCCATCTTCATCAAAGAATTGTTCTGTTAATCGCTCATCAATAAGCTTATCTTCTAACATCTGAACAATACAACGTTTTACGATTGGTTCCATTAATGTTCTAGCAATAGAAGAAAAGGCACCACCTAAGACTGTTTCAAGTTCCTGTCCAATCATTCGTACAGCTGTTGCTGTTACACGATCTCCAGATGGAATTGCTTGACCAGTCATTAAAAATGCTTGACCAACTTCTCTACGCATATTATCAACAGCCTGTGCAGCTGCAGCTACTTGTGGTTGAATAGTACTAGCTGGAGAAATAACAGAAATATCTGATGCTTTAGCAGCAACAAAAGAACCATTACGTACACCAGCAATATCATCAACCTCTGTAATTCCCTGAGGATCTACAGCAATCCAGAAAGCACTAGCTGCTGCCATGCCTTCTATCTGTGCTTTTGTATAAGCTTCTAACGTATTTAAATCGCCGAGTATATCCTCACAGTGAGAACGTCCATAATTCTCACCAGCAATTGCATACCAACGTAATACAGCCATAGGTACTACGGTATACACGCCAGATTCTGATACAACACCGTTGGTATCTTCTTTAGAATAAGCCCAAGAACCGTCTTCGTTTTTCTGATACTGACAGTAGTAGGTTTTATAACCCATTCTATGTTCAATACTTGAGTATGAAGAATAATCAATAAACTCTGGATCTTCAATTTGATATTCAAGATGAATTACCTCAATAACTTCACCCATAATATCACGCTGAACGGTATACTGATCTAAGCGATAAATAGTAAAGAAATAATTTGAATCCATTTCAATCAAAACATCACCAGTAACGATGAGGTGTTGAAGCATTTGATAAACAGTTTCTCTAAGATTAGTAGAGGATAGTTTATTATAAACTTGAAATGATAGCGTATCTAAAAATTGTTGAAGTTGTTGTGGTGCTTGACTTCCATCCTTTAATTGAAACTTAAAGAAGGGTGTATCATTAAGGGGCATAAGCGCACTTAAGATACGACTAGCAAGACCGGTAACACCACGACTACCTACAGAAGAGAATGGCTGTGGGAGAGCTAATCCTTCACTCCATCCATCGGGTGGAAGGAGTGTTGGAACTGTTACCGCAGAACAGTATCTTGCTCTATTTAGTTTAGTCTGACGATTTCCATGCATTCGTTGGAATCGTTCAGCTAAGGAATTCATATCGGCCTCTGGGTAGTTATACCCTTATTAAGTGCCTCAAAAAACGTAAGAGCCATAACACCTTGTTCTTTATCTTCCTGATCTTCAAGACTTTCAGCTTCTTCGATAAGGTTTTGTTCTGCTCTATTAGCCGATGCGATTTTTTCTGCCTCAGCAGCTGCAACTCTTTGTCTCTCTGCCTCTTCTCTAGCCACCCGTCTATTTTCATCTTCTTCTGCCATGAGACGACGGCGTTCTTCTTGTTCTTTTTGATATTGTCTTTCTTCTTCTAACAGCTCTTGTTGTTCTGATTTCGTCATACCACCAGAAATTTTAGGTGATCCGCCCATGGTACTCCTTATAGTGGCCGTTCAGTATAAGCTGGTCGTTTGGCACGTCCAATTGCTTCGGCACTTTCTAAAAGTTTTTGTTTTGTTTCAATAAACTCACGTTGTTTGCGTTCGTTTTCTTTAGATAGTTTTAATTTCTCAGCTTTAAGTGAGGCACTGGCTGATTCTACTTGAGATCCAAACACCGATAGATCTGTTAAAGAGGCTGCGTATTCGCCCCACGTTTTACGGTTAGTGTCTTTATATATTTCATCTGCCGTTTTTCTTATACCTAGATTAGATAGTAAACTATATTCAGAACCAAGTTTTCCTATACCCCTTACAGCGTATGTTGGATAAAGTTTTCTAAATTCTTCAATCGTTTGTATATTCGATACTTCTGCTAGTTTTCTTTGTTGTTCAAGTCGCGATCTAGTATCAATAAGTTTACCACCTGTGAGTTGATCTTCAGCAAATTGACGCTTCAGTGTATTTAGATACTGCTTTTCTTCCTTCGTGTATTTTTTGTTAATATCTTCACGAAGAGATTCCTCAACTTCTTTAGCTTTATTCATCTTTTCTTGATACCGATCCATAACATCTCTATAAAAGCTCATAAGAGGGGTGGTATCTGGAGCAACAAAAGATGATTTTCTTAGCTTATCTGTTTCTGAATACAAGGTAGCAAGGTCGGTCTTGCCACCCTGTAAGAATGTTCCCATAGCTTGATTATACACCGCAAAAGGATCATACATTTTTACTGTCCTCCTGTTGCTTTCGTACAATAGCTTCTAACTTTGATAACATATCTAGTTTTCCTGCTTGATAGGCTAAGGTTCTAGCTAAGTATTCACTTGTTTGGTTTGGATCGTAATGGTTTATCGAAGAGATCAATTCCCTCAATAGTGGAATCCACGCTGGGTCTAGATACGGATACTTTGATTTCATTTAAGTCCTTTTCTAGAACGATAATCATATCATATAGTTGTCTTGCTAATCTAGAAAACTCAGCACTAGACATTGGAAGATTACGTTCTAATTTTGTTTTTAGTGTCTCTTCAATCATAGAAGTGTGCAACCCCCTGCAGTACAAGCTGGTTCGTGTGAAGCCTTTGTTCCATCTTCCTTCTCATACTGCTTGAGAAGAGAGAAGTCAACAATAACCTTAGGAAAAATATCATATTCTTCTTCAGTAATTGCTTCGAATGGGGCTTGCTCATAAGTGTGTTCTGCCTTAGGAAGAAATGACACACCAGAGATATAATCAAATTGATCGTATACTGAAGATCCGAGTTGTAAAAACTCGTTATCAGTATAGTTAATAGTTACTGATGGCTTATGTTCGCAGTAGTAATCTGCGTAGATACGCCAAAGAATAAGATGTGTTTGTGCATCAAGATCTTGTGTTGTTTTGCTGCCGTGTGAAGACTTCATGGCAAACGAAAACACAGCTGTTGAGTCTGGATTGTTTACACAATCTTCAACAGGAACACCCTGATCTTTCATAAGATAATACATTGGGTCTTTCTTATCAAGACGTACACGACGAATATAATATGGAGCATAGGGTGGATGAATACCAGAAGAACAACCAGCAAGACATGATGTTGTTCCCTCTGGTTTAACACACGTAATAGCTTTACTTGGTTCTGTATCTAATTTGTTAGCCCACTCAATATTAATTGTTTGGCTTGATTCTCTAATGTCTTGTAGAAACCCAATTAGTTCCATTGGACTTGTCTGTCCAGCTGTAAAAAGATTATCAAAAACACCAGTCATACTAACACCAAGTAACCGTTCTTCTTCACAGTTTTTCTGCCACTCTTTTCTGAGATATGGAAAATATGTGAACTTAGATTGTACTGTACCTATAATAGTAGCCTGTTCAATCTTAAGTTTAATGGTGTTCTTAGTATCATTAGGCCTAATAACAATTGTTGATAGGTTACAAAACTCGTTCGGTCGTAGAATAATTTCTGAACATGGGTTAGTACCTAGATAGATACCCTCAGGTACAGCACGACCAACTCTAGAGCACACCTTTTGAAGTGCTTCGCGATTTAGAATACCACGTTCACCACTGAATGAATTATAAAGTGATGACCACTCTTGTAGGAATTTTCCAAGACTTGGCTTTTGATCATACACTGCTGAGTTATTAGCAAGAGCACGGTATGAATGATTCTGCCACCAGTTTCCACTCTTACAATCAGCCATCTCACGATCCTCTAGATCGCTTAGTGAGATCATAGCAGAGCGACGAACACCACCAACAATAACAGACTGTGCAATTACACAGCAAATATCGTGGCATTCTAAGCTAGATAAACGTCTACCCTTAGCCTTATAAAATGTATTTACGATAAACTTAAATACTGCTTCTAGTGGTCCCGGCCCTGAAGCCCTACCACCAAATGTCTTAAGTCTCGCACCAGCCGGACGAACTAATTCTGTATTCCATGTTGGATGTACACCAGAATAAAGATAGACAAGAAGATCCTTTAGTGCGTTACACCAACCTTCTCTTGAGTCTTCGACTTGAATTACAGAATCAACCTTACGTTCAATGCTTGTTGGAACAATAGGAAGTTTTCCAACACATCGTCGTTCGACACTATAGCCAACACCTGTTCCGCACATAAGAATATACTGTAGTTCAGAAAACGATTCATAAGAATCTATCTCTAAATATGCACAATTATAAAGTGCTGTATGGTCTCTATCCAGTGCTGGACCAGCTGTCATTAAAGCTCGCATAGATGGAAAGATTTCCCGATCTAATACTGCTTGTTTAATATCCGGTCTTGTTGCTAGTTGTGGTTCTTTCGTTGTGAAGTAAGTCCACCAACGATCAACAGTTTCTTCCCATGTTTCTCGTCGTTGTTCAGATTCAATCCATCTAGCGTATCTACTAAGGGCAATAAAATTCTCAAATGTGTTCATGTTTACTTTAGGTTAGTTGAGCCAAAGCCACCAACATTTCTGGTGGTGTTACTGAGTTCCTCAACAGTTACAAAGGATGGTGCAAAAAAGGGTGTAAATAAAAGTTGTGCAATACGGTCTCCATCCTCAACGACGTATTGGATATTTCCTTCATTACGAAGAAGTACTTTAATTTCCCCACGATAATCTGGATCAACGAGACCCGGTGCATTTGCTACAGTAATACCATGCTTATATGAAAGCCCTGAGCGTGGTAAAATAAGAGCACAGATGTTTTCTGGAAGTTCTAGATAAAGTCCAGTCGAAATCATAACTGTTTCATTTGGTTGAATCGTTACAGTTTTCGTTAGGTCAGCTTTTAAATCAAAGCCAGCTGATTCTGGTGTACCCCTCTTCGGGTATCCGTGTTTCCCAGATTTTAAGAAAATATCTGTGTTCTTAGTATATGTAGCACTACTTGAAGTAAAGATATTTAGATTGTCAAATGTAGTTGTTTGTGCGTTATAGTCTGCCATATCTTGTTCCTAGCTCTAAATCAGGGACTACTCGTATGGGTTCCATGGGGTCTTATCCCCAGCCCTTAGAATGCGAACACAGCGTCCCATGGCTATGGCATCATCAAGGGTATATGGATCTCCGTTTCGGTCTCTACGACGTTCGTAGAGGCTCAGAACTAGAGCAGTGTGGTTCTTTGTACTTGTTTCGTTTAGTAGCTTTTCGGCTTTCTTCTGTCCAAGTTTCCAAATACCGGGAATATTATCGGTACTATCTCCTGTAATCCACTGACGGTGAAACCATAAGTCAGCATCGGCTACGGATGTATATTCAATTCCTAGATCTTCAGTCGTTTTATCAAGCTGTGGTTGCCAAGAATATCCGGGAACTTGTTTAAGATCCTTATCTATTGTTACGCATATAGCCTTAAAATCAGACTTATAGATACCCATAAGATCATCAGCTTCAAGTCTATCTTCAGCTACTACGGTATAGTTATCCCGTAAAAACTGTATAGCATCGCTCAAACAATCTGGACGTGGCCTACCTTCACGATGCTCTTTATAAGTAGGTAAGTAGTCTTTTCTTATATTATCCTTACGAGAACAAGATAAGGCAACAATAACAGATTCAATTCCCGGTGGGGTCCACCGTTTAATATCATCTTGTAGTCTATTCTCTAACCACTCATGTCCCTCTTGGTCAGCCCAGAAGGAAGCACGATAGGCTATGATATCACCATCTAGTATAGCTGTGTTAATACCAAGCATTTAGAAAACAACCCTTCTCGGATGCAATTTTGAACCATTTATTAAGTTGCTTTAATTCGCCTATAGAAATAGTGAATGGCCTATCTTCAATACTTACGATGTGTCGTGACATATACTCATTTAATTTTTGAGATATTTCATTAACAGCTTTATTATTAAGATTAGTATATAAAGTATAATTAGAAATACTAGAAATTATATTGTCATAGAACTTACCACGCAACCAATTTAAATCACTAGATGAACCACGAATAAGTAATTCCGTACCACTAAACCACTCTTGTGGTGCTTCCTTAAATTCACCATCTTGCCACGCAATCATAGCAATTGTATCTAATTGCATTAATCGTCATCCCCAAAAAGATCTTCAAAGAATTCATCTATACTTAGTGGTTCATCACGCTTGGTCTTTTCACAACCTTTACAATCACATTCTAGATAAGCTGTTGGATCTAACCCAAGCCACAATGGAAGTCGTGTTAGTAACTTAGCATGAAGATCCTTTATAGATCCATCATTCTTTATCATCCAATCAAACATCTGAACATAATCTTTTTCACCACTATCTGTTTTATTCGCCAACTCTTCTGATTCATGGTTTCTCCACTCACCAGTTTGCTCAAAAAGATCCCGCTGTCCACGACTAAGAAACACACAGATAGCTCCACTTGTTCTACCAAAGTTTAATTCATTTAGGTATCTACAATCATCAACAATAATTACTGTTTCTCGCCACAGCTTAGACTCATCTTGAGAATCTTTATCATCCTTAAGAATAGCTTCCTTCCAAGTTTTCTTAAAAATGTTTAACCAATAATCTGGATCATCTTTTCTATTCTTCTCTCCAATAGCTTGGCAAAATTGACGATACTTATGTGGATCAGTATCCTTTGATAAACCAAGAGCAGTTGCCTCATCTTTAATTGCCTTGGCAAATGGTAAAATAATTGGCTTGAAATCTTTTTTCTTAGCGTATGAAGCAATGAATTCAGCAGCGGTTGTTTTTCCAACTCGCGCTTGACCTGACAGTAAGATGGTTATCATAGTATTTCCTGTAAAGGTGAGCTGGTAAAAAACAATCTGGTAGTTTAAAAAACCGACAGACGTGTGTGGTACAGTTGCGTGGTCGAGTAAGACCAATAAACCTACCAATAAAAATGTGGAAAATTAAATCCCACGCATTTGTGTCAGTATAAAATGACGCATCCATAATTGTATCATAGAGTGTCATATCCTTAGATAGCGGCATCTCTACTCGATCTAATAGTATTCCACCAATTTTTTGAATACCCTGAAGATCATAAGTTTTACAGGTACTACATATGCTACCATCTTTTTCTTTCTGTCCGCTACAAAGTACTAAATGGAATTCTCTTTTATCTGTTTCTAAAATTAATCCAGTATGTGTTACACCACGATAACCTATAAGTTTAGCAATATATCCTAAATACTTACCCTGTAACCGCTGAAAATCATAAAAACCAATGTAGACTTTAGTGAGTTTGTGACCAGTTTGTTCCAATTTTATACTCCGCATTGATAGGCATTTGAATAGATAGACGCTTTCCTGCTTCTATTGCCGCGTCTGTGATAATCTTTCCGGCTTCTTCAGCGAGTTTAGCAGGGCAGGAAAACTGTAACTCGTCATGCACATAAGCAAGTTGCTTTACTATATTAGTACCAAACCGATCTCGTAATCTATTGTTTGCGATGATCATCCAATACTTAGAAACAACAGCACCACTACCTTGAAGCATTGTATTAAGTGCAGCATGTGCGCTACGTACTGGAGCAAACCTACCATCTACTAACTGTACGGCATTACGTTTAGCAACTTGAAAGTCTACAGACTGCTTAACTTTAGCAAGTGCTGGTAATTCTGTAAGAAATTTAGCCTTTAGTGAGGCACCTTGCTTAGAAGAACCACCAACAATTTTACCAACCTTAGCATCTCCAGCTCCATATAAGAAACCATAGATAAAAGTCTTTGCATTATTACGAGTAGGTAAGCCAGCTTTTTGTTGGTTGTGTGTATGAATATCACCATTAAGGATTACATCAGCATATGCACCACGATCATACGGTGCCATATAGTGGGCCAACATACGTAACTCTAACCCACTCAGATCAGATCCAAGTAATACCTCACCATCGTGTGGTATCCATAATTCCCTAGCACGGTGGTCTCCAGATACTTGAGCAACATTTGGTTGTGAATGTGTACACCTACCAGTAGCTGCACCCTGTACATTTACAAAACCATGAATGCGATTATCTCTACTATAGGATGATCGTGTTACCCAGTCATCTACCTGACCCATTAATTTTTGCACATCAAAATACTCTACTAGTTTCTTTGCTTCTGGATAGTCAAGTTGCCCAAGAATGGTGGCATCAACGTTTGGATTACCGTTGTCAGTCTTAGGAGCAATCCAATTATACTTATCAAACAATCTTTCTGCAATCTGCTTTCTAGATCCAGGATTAAATGGTTCGATTAAATCCTTTAATCTTTTACCAGTCTTCTCAGAAACACGATGAGTAATCTTATCTGGAAAAATAGTACGCATCTCATCTTCAACAGTAGCCTTGAACATAAGCAAGTCATGCTGTAACTTTTCTGCTGCCTTTAGATTGAAACCAAAACCGTTTGACTGCTGTTGTGCAATTACAGCATTGGCTAAGAATTCCAATTGTACAATCTTTTCGTACTTGTGATCTGCAATCCACTTCTGCTGGTACTTATAGATATCATGCGCTACATGAACGTCCTGAATACAATATGTAATCATGTCTTCAGTCAACTCTTCCCATGTACCTTGATAGTTAATCTTTTGATTACCCAGAAATTTACCCCAATTCTCAAGAGAATTACCACCAAGTGGATGATTGGTTAAGTCTGGGTGAATTAACTTACTAACAATAAGTGAGTCATAGATCTTTGCAGATCCCCCGAATCCAAGCATACGCTTAAGACATTCGAGATCAAACCCATATAGATTATGACCAATGAGCATAGTTGACTTGTTAAGATAATTGTTGAGTTCCTTAAACTCAGTCCAAACCTTAACTTCATTTGTATCAATATCCTTAGTAACAACTACGTGTACCTTAGTACACTCACGGACTGGGTTGCCTTTACTATCTAGAGTCAACTCCATAAGTGCATTGGATTCGATGTCGATCACCAGACGCATTGAATCTACCATCTCTTTCCGCTAACATTTCGTCAGCTAGGTTACAAATCTCTTTCATTGTTTTAGGCTTTGCTTCGTCTCTCGTAGTGCCGGGATGTAGAGACATACCAAGAATAGAGGAGGCATACATATCCCACGCCATTATGCGGCAGATATCAAACTGATCCATTGGTAATAGGTTGAAATACAACCTCTCCATCTTCATTAGTAGCCCAATCAATCTCCTTAAGACGACCGCTAGTTCTGTCATAAAACAGAGCACTAGAGATTCCAGACCTACCAGTTAAACGGTTCTTAAGAACACGAATGATTGTGGTATTTGCTAGAGTTTGATCTTGATTCTGTCGATCACGCTCAAGAGCGATGACTGTATTAGGTACAGACGCAAGAGCACCAGAACCACGAAGATCCTGCAACGTAATTCTATCGCCTTCTTCATAAGCTTTATCCGTTTTCTTAAGTTGAGAAACAATGTCAACGTGAACACCAGTTCGAACAGCTAATGATCGTAGCTCTTTCATAAGTGTATCAATAATAATACGCTCAGAACCACCACCCTCAATGTCCTTATCTGCTGCACCCATTAAACCAGCAGCAGCTGCAGTAATATGATCTAGCACAATTACATCTACCTTGAGCGAGACAGCCATATACTCCATACGAGCAAGTAGATTTGACATTGCGTTGTTACCGAGATGATCATAGATATACAGATTAGTTGCTGATAGTTTTTTCTTAGCTTCTAGATACTCATCAGAAGAAAAATCATTACTAAGCAACTCCATATCAATGGGTTGTTTACCCATTCTAATACGTAAATCATTCATCATCTTAGCAGCATTGATAGCCCGTACTGGTTTATTCATCATCAGAGAAATCATATCATCCATCGTCTCTTGTGGAGATTCCTCTAACATGATTGCTCCAACTGATCGACCTTCTTCAAGATGATGATAGATTAACTCGCGAAGAATAGTAGACTTACCAGATCCAGTACCAGAAGCCCACAAAGTAATCTCACCTGATCGCTGCCCAATAAGAAACTCAGATAGCTTATCAAACGGAAACGGATATACCCGACACTTCAATGTATCAGTAGACTCAATAACCTTTGAGATGTGTAGAATTTCGTCGGGGCTGTAGATTTGTGCTTCCCAGATAGCTGATACAACAGCCTTACCTTGGTTAGCAATGATACACTCATTGGCATCTTTAAGTGGAAGCTTTGCAATCTTACACTTACCGGGTGATAGAATCTCACTAATTGCCTTAGCTGCATCTTGTCCCGCATCATCCATATCAAAACACAAAACGACTTCTTGATATGAAGATACGAATTCTAGGTTATCTTTGATAGACTTTAAAGCTGACTGTGCTCCGTTTGGTACAGACACTACCGGCCAAGTGCCACCAAGAAGTTGACACACAGTCATACAATCAATCTCACCCTCAGTAATTACAAGCCGTTTGCCAGCAGTCTTCCAAAGATGCTGACCAAACAACTGTACATTCTTTGGTGAACCCTTCCAAGCGAATTGCTTATTTGGTCCACGAATATGCTGTGCAACTAGAGATCCATCACCAGAAAAATAATTAGCAATTTCAATGTCATTATTATTTACGTGTGCAATTTGATAACCATATTGCCTACATGTCTTCTCTTCAATACGTCTATGAGATAGATCCGTAAACTGTCCTGTAATTTTATTAAAATTAGCGAATGGTTCTGCTGTCACTTTATTTCCTTTGTGGTAACCACAACAATAACAATGTACATGACCGTCACTGTAGACGGCGAGATTATCTCCACTATTATCGCCACCAGTAGCAGCGCAGCGTGGACAACGATCTCTTGAAACTACGGTTGACTCATTCAAGGTTTCCATTAAGTTCTTTCTGATAGCAGACAACCTCGCCTGTAGCAATCTCATGTAGGAAATCTAACAGACCGTCTATTTTAGCTTTCTCATCCGCTAACAATCCATAGGGATAGGACTCTTCTAACAATTGAATCTGTTCTTTTAACAATCTTACATCTAAGTTGGCGCGTTTCATAGCTTCACTAAGATTCCCTCTTGATTTGTATACCAAACTTCTTTAAATATTTCTGTTACCCACCCAAGACAATACCTACAAGGTTTTGCCATACCCGCTTGACCAGTGGGGGAGATACGAAGATTAACTAACACAGCGTCTTTAACTAAGACTTTATCCAGCTCCATGAAAGCAGCAAGCTCTGAGTGTATTGTTGGATACTTATAACCAAGTTTCTTCGCTTGTGGGTGTGTCTTCTTCCTGTTCTCCTCCCCAATAGCTACAATCTTATTACGGTGTAATATAACCGAATAATGTGTACGTGTATCTGGTGGAAATAACTTGGCTAGTTTAACGAGATGACTCAGGTTCAAAGCCATAGTTAGTTAGTGCTCTCCATGATATAGGAAAATACTTGAAGCATAGGTTTCCAATTTTAGCAGCGTATTCTTGAACCTCTAATTGAGAGTGTGGATCAGCACGAAGATTATACATACGAGACCACGCATATAGAGATCCTGTCCAGATCCAATCTGTCATCATTGCTTGAGGCAGAATTGCTCTCGCTTGTTCAGGACAAACGTTATCATCCAACATCTCTTGATAGATAGTTGCTGCATGATTACACAAGTTCTCAAGCTTTGTCTTATAAAGCTGAGAATGAAGATTGGTTGTCGATGCTGACCCTTGCTTAACATTGTCAGCCTTGTCTCTAAAGTTATCTGGAACAAAGAAGGTGGGAGCATCGGATACATACCGACGAGAAACTTCGTTCCATGAGAAACCAACTTGATGTTTTGCAAGCTGTCGTGCAATAAAGATTGGAGCCGAAACTCTAACCTTTAGTACACAATGTGAGAATGGACTCCAGTGATTGTGCTTTGCAAGGTAGCCAATCAGTCTCTCGTTTTGGCTTACAGTAAACAGATCAGCTGACTTGTTCATACTGACTCTAGCCGCATCACAGACGGCTTCATCACAACCCATGTGATCTACATATTGAATCATTGGTTTCCTCAAGCCCCCTTCACGATTGAAGGGGGGTCTATGTTTTGTTTATCGACGACGCTTCGAAACAATACCAGCAATACCCAAGAGTGCAATGGTACCCGGAGTAGGAGCAGTCATTACAAACGAACCACCAGCTGTATTTCCAATAAAGGTTGGAAGCTTTCTCCAATCACCCCAATTGTGCTGACTGTTATCGTCGGTAAACCAAAAGTCATTAACTGCTTGACCTTGTGACCAGACAAACTGATCGCCAACTGGGTCTTTAATAGACGCGCCGATGTTCATATAGTAACTACCAGCTGAAAGTTGGTAGCTAAAGGGAAGAGAAAACTCATAGACAGGTTGACCAAAGAAGCTATAGTCACCAGTCTTGAAGATGTCAAGATCATTAAGCGAAATTGTAGTGCTTACTACCTGATTACTAAAGTCAGCAGACCACACAACAATCTGGAATGCGTTTACATTTGAAATACCCTGATCGTTAAAACCATTCATCGAACCCCACCACTTAAGTGATGATGTCGTATACGAGTCCTCTAAATTAAAACCTTGAGCACCACTTTGGGCATAGGTATATGCACCATTGGAGCTAAAAGCATCTGAATAGAAGCCAGTTGTATCAACAACTGCGTTATTAACAACAACAAACTCTGCACTTGCGCTTGTAGCAAAAAGCAAACCGATCATGCAACTCTTAATCATGCTGTCTCCTTAAAAGATTTCCTAATTATTTGTGGAAAAATTCCACTTGTAAACATCACCACGATATCATCGCTCATCGCTTGTCCTCCTTGAAGCAGTCCCAGCCTTTGTCTTTGGCGTATTTATGTTGAAGTTCGGTCATGGTCGGGCAGTTGAGTTCTTGGTCGGATCAGGTGGCATCGGAAGCCACCATTGGGGGGTTCTTACATCTAGGCAGTTGGCTCGCCAAGAACAATCATGGTCGCCGTACCAACCCCCGCTGTCCAATCCCTTGTAGATCCCACAGACGATTAGCCACCTCGCTGCCACCCATGCGTTCCACTCGCCGTCCCACACGAGGATCGGGGTTCCGTCCCTTGGGGCGGTGCAGATCGGCTTCGGAGTGAGAGTAAGGGGCTTGTCCTTCGCATCGTCACGCTCTGCGGAGTTGCGTTCTTCGATCAGATTTTCGATCTCTCTTGCTGCATTGCGGAGCATACGCAGTTGCTCCTCCTCAAACGAGTCAATGTTGTAATTCGCAAAATCACGAAGAAATTGTGTGTGTTCGTTGCTCATGGTCGTATTATACCAGTATGAGTTCAATTGTCAAGGTTTATTTTTTTCACGCATCCAAGCAAGATAGGCATCGGGCGCAATCGCCGCAATGATGTCTGTGTCTTTCACTTGCCGTCCTCCTCGTCTTTAAAATCATCGGGGTAGATCGCTGCAAGGGCTTTTGCCCAATCCTCGCACATTTTGCATATAGCAATGTGGGGACGGTGCACGAAATCGCACGGGTGCTTCGGGTGCGTAGCATTGGGAGCCATGCCTTCAAGCGTGATGTCTACGACAGCCTTCAGAAGCCGCTTCGCCTCATCGCGTTGTTGAAGCGTTGCATTATACAAGTTTCGATATGTGGTATTATCAGCTTCAACACCTTTACACCAGACTCGAAGAATATCAATCTCGTTCGCGGCAGATCTAATCTCGATGATAGCGTGGTCAATCGTTATGCGATCTTTCACAAGACAAAGTTTTTCCGTGAGTGCTTTCAGTTGATTGATCGTTTCTTCTGTAGTATATGTATCATCGGGTGTGGATAACTCCCGGGCCTTAAGAGTATTATTAGTATGTTCATTAGGATGCATTGTTTTTAAGTTCCTTAAGTAGTTTAGTACACTCTAGCTTACGTTTGTTATGGTATGCAATGTTATTCTGAGTCAACTCAATTTGTTTTCTGATCTCTTCCTTCTTAATAACACCCGATAAAGGCTTCATTAATACATCAGTTTTACAGTCCACATAATACACAGCATCTTGATAATAACTTTTTGCTATACATCTTACAGTATCCTCATTTATTCTTTTAGCGTTTTCAATTTCATAATATAGTGTATTAAACTCGCTCTTAAGAATCCAAGCTACATAACCCGCAACACTGAGACCACAAACTCCACACACAATAGTAATAGTATCCATATGATACTCCTTTCAACATCCCTGAGTGGACTCGAACCACTGACAAATAGCTTAGAAGGCTATTGCTCTATCCAACTGAGCTACAAGGATATAGTGATTTCGACGGGACTTGAACCCATAACTAACGGATTAAAAGTCCGCTACTCTACCAATTGAGTTACGAAATCATAATGCCATAGATGGGATTCGAACCCACACTACACAGATTTTAAGTCTATTGACTCTGCCGTTGGTCTACTATGGCGTAAGTAGTAGGGGTGGGAGTCGAACCCACATGAGCGCGATTATAAGTCACGACCTTTTACCAAGCTATCAGGCACCCTACCATAAGTGTGCGTTAAAGAGACGCACCCCTCTATAGTTTTAGAGGCAACAACGCGGATTATTAGTCAGCGTACTTACCACCTGTTCAAGATCACTGAGATAAACCTTAACTTCAGCAACTGAGTCATCCTCCGCTACAACCATAACAGAAACCAAACCAGAGATTTCACTATCGGTTGTTAGTGTGACACCACTTGCTGGATTTCCACTTGAAGAACGAGCAATAGCCATAATATTCCAACCACCGTCATTATCTTTTTCAATCATATTCAATCTCCACTATAAAGTATCCAGAACTCTTAGACCATTCCTTTGTAGCTTGAACATAGACAATTTGTCTATCATCCACCCACAAATGTCCATTCATTAAATCAAAAATTGACTTTAAATAGTTATCAATATCAGGTCTAGGGTAGTCAAGTTTAGTTGACTTAGGTTTTTCTACACAGAGTTTTACATATACCTTTAAGTCTTTGTCAGTAGGACTTAGACCGTCTAGTACAGCGGTAATAATCGGTCTAGCCTGTTCTCTAAACTCTTTATATGTACCTGTGTAATAACTACCCCACTTACTAACCCGTGGCCTAGATGCAGCAACGGGTGAGATTGGGAACTTCCACTTCATTAGAATGGAATCTCATCGTCTGTAATACCGCTGGAAATTACTTGCTCAATAGGCTTGTTAATAACTGGTGCTTCAACACGTGTTCCAACAAATCCTCCATCCACCGGAGCAAAACCGTTTGTCTTCTTCTCTGATGTAGAATTCTTATGCACAATTTGTACACCATTAAGATAGAAAGACATAGTTTTACTTGCACCCTTAGTGACTACTACTGGTGCCAACTTAAGGCGTACAACATCATCACCAAACGGAACCACATCAGTGAAGTTTCCAGTAGCATCTTGACATGGATATGCACCCTTATCAACATGAGACTTACTCTTAAACTTTACTGTAGTAACTCCATCCTTTTCGTATAGACCGTTAATCTTCTTAACGCCGTTATCCTTAGCAATACTCATAAGAAGTTGTTCAAAATCCGGCGTAAGAACTACAGTAATATTATGATTAGCGGAGGCATCTCCGAACATAGTATCCGGCTTGAGCAAATTACTCCACTTAACTTGAAGATTTGATGTAATAATATTCTTGATGCGATCAGCCATTAGTTACAGTCTCCTTAGACAAGCTATCAATGTTCTCAATTACCTTACCCACTTGTTCACTAAGTTGATTGGCAAAGTCACGGATTCGATTGATGTCCGTTTGCATTGCCATCATGTATACTCGAAGATCTGATGCTGCGATTACTTGATTCTGAGTCTGTTCTTCCATTGTTTAATAACTCCGATAGACGATTGATCGCCTGTTCCATAGCTGTCTCCCATTGATCGGTAGGAGACTTGATTGAAAAACCCGCTGCCGATTCTAGCGGAAACATAAAGAGATGCAAAAGCTCGTGTATAAGTGTTTCTTCTACATTATAAGTTGCCTCTGCATTTTTAGGGTGAAGGACTTGAATAAGACAGGTCATGTGATTCGGATCGAAAGTATTAAGTCCATAGACTTTTGTATTTTCTGAATCATCTAATTCACTAGATTTTGCCCATACAACTTTAATAGCCCAATGCTTCAGCCCAAGCTTATCTTGCCAGTATTTGGCTCTCTTCCTGAGCTGAGTTAGATTCATAAATCCATCAACTCCAAGTAAGGATGACCGTTAATAACAACAGCACAAGATACAATTGGTTTCTTGAGATATGCTGAACCATACTGCATTGCGGGATGGAAACGATCTACACCAGATCCAACATTCATACCAAAGACTCTAGATGTTGGTCCAACAACCCAATTAATACCAGCAACACTGTGATAGTGTCCCATCACAACAGATTGCAGTCGCATTTTTGCGGCATGAATTGCAGGATACATACTACCGGCACCGACACCGTGATAATAGTAGACACTATCTAGCTCACACGACTGAACCCAAGACCAATTCTTTGTTCGATATATAGTAGAGTATTCTTGCAAGTAATGACCAGGAATACCAGCATCAGCGGCAAGTCGTGCAACACGTTCATCGTGATTACCTACAGTAATAATAGCCTTAGGAAATGCAGTGATCCACTTCTGTAGTGATTCAGTTGCCTGCTTAAATTCATCCATAGCTGCAGGATGTTCTGGATTCTTCTTATGAAATGAGATAGATGCATGATCTACAACATCTCCAATAAATACCGTAGTATCTGTCCTATACTTTCGCTTAACATCGCGAACAAAATCAAGATACTGTGGATGCACAGCAGGGCAATGAAGATCTCCGATAACTAATACTCTACTCATTTACGATTCCTATTTTTATATTCTTCTCTCCATTGTTCCGAAAGAGATGGCAATGGTTGTCCATTTTGTTGTTGGATTGGTGCGTTTACATCAATACCAGTACCATCAAAGTGAGCCTGTTGATGTACATTCCATGAGTCATACAAGTCTCCCCAACGATAATGCTTACCGTTAAGTTCAACTTTTTTCTTCGATGAAGATGTCGATTTTGACATGTGTTACCTTCTTTGGCTTCTTTATGCCAATATATTTTGCTAAGTATTTAAGAAACTGTGTATGAATAAAGTCAGTTGTGCAAAGATACTGAAGAGTTATCTCAGCTCTCTCTTTATTTACCATGGCCTTATATACTTCTTTAACAGCCTCTTCAATTGTTCCTTCACTATCAATAATACGGACACTCAATGAAAGAAGTACTCGCTTTCAAAGACTTGATTAATATCTAATGTACCAGTCTTGGGTACATCAGGAAGTTTTACTCCAAGGTATTCTTCAAATTGATTTTTTAGATCTTCTAGTAAGTTACTACTATGAAGTTTTACAAACTCTTCTTGCGTGATTGTTCTCATTACACTTACCATTGGAGCATGACAGCCATATGAATCATGTATAAAGGAGAAATCTTCAATACCACAATTAGCCATGTTGGTAATTGTCTTAATCATATGAGCAGCATCAAAAGAATGGATTACATTTGGAGAGATACCATTCTTTGCTCGGCGTGGTTGAACAGAATACTTATCAAACTCAGCAAACAAAACTTGCCTACGTTTTACTAACGTATAGATATCAACTGATCGTGTAACTAATGGATAGTACCGATGCCGAACAAGAAAACCTGTTTGTGTAGTCCATGCAAGATGCTTACCAAGGTCTGCTGCAATCTCTGTAACCTTCTTAAGCCATATCTTACCTGCATTTGGAATCTTTAGAAGATTACCCATAGCTTTAATGATATGGTCGGCTAGATAGTTTGCTGCTTTATATCGTTGTTTAATATCAATGAACACTAAGTTGCCATCATTAACTAATCCATCAACAATACCACGCTTAGTAACACCATACGGATCTGTCATAACAGCTCTCTTAACAACGCTACGATTAACTTTTCCATTCCAGTAGGCCATCATAATTGTAGCCCAATCATCAATACCAACACACTTATTCATACTAATTGTAACCTCTTCAGCCACAACAGAATAGGCATCACCGGGTTTATTAGAAGGAATAAGATTGACCATAGCACCAATGACTGGATCTCTTGCAATTGCTGCCCAATGTTGGATACCATTACAAGATCCATCCATACCAATGGGTAGTTGAGTCATTCCATCAGTACGACACAACTCAAATACAGCGGCCAATCGTTGGAATGATTGGTTTTTCTTTGGCTTATTATCTGACCAGAACTTTATGGATGTATATGGACACTTATTAATAGCAGTCAGCATTCCCATATTAGCATCAACCCAAGCAATACGCTGATCAAAAGATAACTTATCTTGATCAAATAGATTTGCAACATGAATCTTTAACCAATACCTACCACTTGTGGTTTGCTTCATTGGATTCGCAAACATTAGTAGTGATTTATCGTGATCACCAGACTGTGGTGACAATAAATCGGATAGAGCATAAGCCCTACCTCTAAAGTCAAACGTCCACCCATGATAGAAGTAACCGTGACCAATCATATCGTTAGCAATCTTTAACCTAAGATGCATTCTAACTGTATCGTTAAGACGACGAAACCAATCTTTCCATAAAGAAATTCGTATAGAATTGTCTGAATTATCATCTGAGAATAGTTTTGGATCGGGTTCAAACGGTGGTAGATTACCAACACGTGTATTATTTTCGAATAAATCTTTCATCACAGAAAATACACGTTGATTTACACACCACTCCGTAGACATTAGTTTATTAAGAGCAGTAACACACTCTTCAGATGGTTCAGATCCACTATACTTAGTTTTAAATGTTTCGTCTTGAAAGTAAAGATAAGAGGATGATACAATACCCTTACGAAGATGTGGTGAATGAGTACCACCACACTCAGTTGTTGTATGACGTACCGGAGGAACAATCATGGGTGCATAGATAATCTTTGCCATAGCCATGAGTTCATCGTGTACAGCATTTAAATTCTTTGTGATCGTATCAGTTGGCATTAACCAGGTTGTTCTATTACCCTTATCATCATAACTATAGCGTTCTTCGCACAACCCAATACGAATTAAGACATCAATAAG